CGATCTGCCGATCCGACGCGCGCTCTATGGGAAGGCGACACGCTGGCGGATCTACTATGCGGTTATCGACGGTGCGGTGCAGGTTCTCCATGTTCGCCATGGCCGCCAGAGCGAATGGCGACCGTGATCCGCTCGAACAGGCGACGCAGCAGGTAACTTCGGGCCAGCGAGACGCCGACGAAGGCCATGCCGATTGCCAGATGTTCACCGAGCGCGGCCTCGAGGCCGAACCAAGGGAACACGATGATCTGCGTGACCACCGCGAGGCCGTAGCCGACGATCACGTTAGTCACTGCTTCGACCAGCGACATCAGGCGAGACTGTTTCATGGCTCAAACCCCAAGCGGCTCAGGGCATGGCGAAAGCTCGCTTCCTGAAACTCCCGGTTCATACTGCCATTTTGGAGATAACGTTCACCGGGAACGCGCAGCGCAATGGTTTGGTTGGAACACTCGACGGCTGGCAGATAGGCGATCGCCTGACGGTCAAGTGCGACCAGCGCATAGAGGTCGAACGCATTCTCTGGATATCGACGCCGCCCACCTTTGCCTGCACGTCGAAGATGGAAAAAATACCCCGGCGTGGACCGCGTACGCGGATCATGGTTTTTCGGCTTTCGGGTTGATTTAACCTGAACGCGAAGCAGCGCACCATCGACATCCACCAAGATATCGTACGGCAGCCCTTGATCGCTCAGAAACGCGCGATAGCCGCTCATGATGAGGTCGGCACACACCAAGTGCTCCGCGGCTTTACCAACCTCCAGATCGTCACTGCATTCGACGTCGGGCCGCGCAGAGTCGCTATCATGCAAATCAAACCCCATACGTTCAAACAGCGATTGCTGCATGCCCCGCCTCCCGTTTCCGTGCGACGTCTTCGAAGCTCTGTCCCGTTTCCGACAACTGCGCCTCGCGGCCGGTGAACTCTTGCCAACGACGGATGATGACATCGACGTATTTTGGATCGAGTTCGATCAGCGATGCGTGGCGCCCCGTCTTTTCAGCAGCAATGAGCGTCGTGCCACTGCCGCCGAACGGGTCGAACACCAGATCACCTTTTCGGCTCGAGTTCCGGATAGCGCGTTCGACCAGCGCCACCGGCTTCATGGTGGGGTGCAGGTCATTCTTTGACGGCCTCTGGATGTTCCACACATCGCCCTGGTCGCGATCGCCACACCAGTGACGTTTCACGCCCTCGGGCCAGCCGTATAGGATCGGCTCATACTGGCGCTGGTAATCAGCACGGCCCAGCGTGAACCGGTCCTTTGCCCAGATGATGAAGGTCGACCAATGGCCACCTGCGGACTTGAATGCTGCCTGCAGCGTCTGCAGCTCGCTGGACGACATGCAGATATAGACCGCGCCATCCGTGTGGGTGTTGATCAGCACGCAGGCATCGTAGAGAAACTGCCCGAATGCATCGCCCAAGGCGTCGTTCTTGATCCGACGGCCCTTGCCGGCTTTTTCGGCCCCAACACCACCGGCGTAGTCAACGTTATATGGCGGATCGCAAAAACAGAGATCCGCTTTTATACCCCCAAGTACCTTTTCGTAATCGGTCACCACCGTGCTGTCGCCGCAGAGCAGCCTATGGTTGCCGAGCACCCACAGATCACCCGGGCGGCTGACCGGATCCTCGGGGGTTTCAGGGACATCGTCCTCACCCTCCTGCGGACCTGTGCCCGCATCGAGGCTCGACATTAACGCGTTCAGCTCGTCCTTGGTGAAGCCAGTCAGCCCCAGGTCAAAATCCGCCTCCAGCAAGTCGGCCAGTTCGAGGTTCAAGAGGTCCTTGTCCCACTCGGCGTTCTCGCTGGAGCGGTTGTCCATGATCCGGAAGGCGCGCGCCTGGGATGCCGTCAGCCCCTTGGCGACATGCACCGGCGCGGTCTTGAAGCCGAGCTTACGCGCAGCCTCCAGACGCGTGTGCCCGGCCAGCACAACCATCGCCTCGTCGACGACGATAGGCTGGCGCCAGCCAAACTCCTGGATCGAGGCTGCGACCGTCGCAATCGCCTGCTCGTTGCGGCGCGGGTTGCGCGCATAGGGAATGATCTGCTCGAGCGGCAGGTCGACGACGTCCATGAGAATGTCCTTGGAAGGTCCGCAAAGCGAAACGGGGTCCGCCCCCCGTTTCGTTTCAGGCGGGTTGTATCAGGCCGTCAGGCCTTTGTTTTCTTAGGGTTCGCGTCAAACCGAAACGAAACGGGTATTTTCAGGGATGTCACTGGGAAACCCTCGAGCCTCGCCCCCCCGAATACGGTTACAAACAGGAGGGACCCGTTCAATTTCAATGGGTTAAGCGAACCATCATTTTGAACGGAGACTGTTTTTCCGGAAACTGGTCACCATTTGCACAGCTTCGAAACGTCCCCACCCACACGCGCACCTCTCGACTTACCACCCACATACCGACGAGACAGCAAAAGTGTCTGGCAGTTTTTTTCATCAATGCGATTTTTTTTCAGAGCGCCGGATCGTCGGCACGCGCGAGGTCAATCACCTGCTGCATCGAGAGGTACTGGCTGACATGGCGACGGTTCAGCTTGTGGGCAATCAGGCAGAGGCCAAAGACCCAGTGGTGATGCGCAGAGGACCGCTGCAGACCCACAGCCCGGCACACTTCGCGCCAGCGATAGCCATAGGCGCGCAACCAGACAATCTGGCCATCGATGGGCTCCAGCCCTGCGGTCCAGGTCAGCGTCTCCTCCATCCGGCTGATGGCGGCGGGCGATGGGAGCACCCGCATGGGCTTTGGCTCTTGGCCCACCTTGTCGGCAAAGCTCTGCACCACCTCAGGCCATGTGCTGAAATACCCCGAAAGCCTAGGCTCCGGCAGGCGCTTGAGGACGAAGGCCGCTTCCGAGAGGCGGGCCTCGACCAGCTTCGGTGTCCAGGCGCTCATCGCTTCGTCCCCTTTTTCCTCTTGCCATAGAGCTTTTCCCCAAGCTGGCGGACGAGTTCGCGTTCGGGCCAGGTCAGACGGTCATCATCGATGCTGACCGCGAGCAGCCCCGTCTCGCGCCAACCGTCCCGCTTGACTTGGTCGGGGCCGCGGCGATCGCCGCCATAGCCGGGGGGATGCCAGCGCATGGATTTCATCGACGTACCTCCGGGAAAAGGGCCGCGTAGCCGATCACATCGATGAGGCTGTCCTCATGCCCCGGATCATGGGAGAGCCGAACCAGCTTCAGATCGATCATGCAAAGGACAACCTGCGCTGCCGACACGGGGCGTCCGAGCGTGATCGACCAGCGTGCTGCAATGGCGGCGAAGGCCGCGTCAGCCGCGCCGTAGGCTTGACCTCGCTCTTCAAGGACCACAGCCGCTTTATCGAGAAGATCGGCGCTCATGCGACACCCCCTTGGGTCCCCAGCGCCCAGTGAAGGATTGCGATGGCATCAGCCTCGTTGTCGTCCTTGGGGCTGTAGCCGCGGGATTGGGCGGCCGCGATCATCGCCTCTTTGGGCGCGTTGCCCTTACCGGTCGCGTGACGCTTGATGGTGCCGACAGGCACGCCTTGATAGGGCACGCCCCGTAGTTCCGCCCAGCTTGTCAGGGACGCCATCAAGCCGCCATAGACATGCGCCGCGTCGGTGCCAAGGTGACGCCGCACCTCTTCGAAATAGATCGCCTCAATAGGCCCAGACAGGCGGTCGATCTCGGTGACCCAGTTCGTGAAGCGCAGGTAACGCATCCCGCCGCCGTCATAGCGCCCAGGCTTGAAACTGGCCGTGCCGCTTGTAATCAGGCCATCAAAGCCGCGCAGCGCCCATCCAGTGGTGGTTCCGAGGTCAAGGGCGAGGATTGATTTGGCCTGCGCAGAGGGTGTGACGGATGCAGCGGATAGTCCACTATCACCGTTACACGTGCGCGCATGTGCGCGCGTGACGCCTATATAGGGGGAACCCGTCACATCCGTCACAGCCCTTGTTTTATTGGTCATTGTAATCTCCTGTGAATAGGTCAGAGCTGTTGTCGCAAAGCTTGATCCCGAGGAAGCCGCGGGCCTTACGGGTGTTTTCGCGGGTGAACCCCTTGGTGCTCAGCGTCTCCGAAAACCGCTTCATCGATCCTGCGTATTCCCCGTTAGCTTCGGCCCAGGATTTCCAGCTGCTGAAGAGATCAGTAGACCCCGCCCAGAAGGCCTTGTTCCCGGTCTCACAGCGCTCCTCGATCCAGCGCCCAAGCGCGTCCTCGGCCTCGAAATAATCCT